TGTAAAGGATGTATTACAGCCATCAGTAAGATATGTGAGAGATGAATGCTTTGATTTGCCAGATACCATTGTGCAGACCAGGAAAGTTCCTCTGACTAAGATGCAAGAGAAGTACTATAAGGAAATGCTTAAGCGTTTCATAATTGAATTTAAGGAAGAGGAGGGTTCTATTACTGCTGTTAATGAGGCTGTCAAGTTACAGAAACTTGTACAGATAGCATGTGGCGTAGTCTATGACGACGACAAACAGAACATTGAATTGGATTGTCTGCCAAGAATTAAGGTGGTAGAGGAAGTAATAGAAGAAGCAGGAGAGAAAGTTATAGTGTTTGTTCCATTAACAGGAACATTACATATGTTAGAGAGAAAGTTGAAGAATCGTTGGTCAACTGCTATTGTTAATGGTGCAGTAAGTGCTGCAAAACGCAATAAGATATTCAATGATTTCCAAAACAGTGAAGAACCACGAGTGCTGATAGCACATCCTGCCACTATGGCTCATGGTTTAACGCTAACAATGGCATCTACTATCATATGGTATGGACCAGTGACAAGTAACGAACAATATGTTCAAGCGAATGGTCGCATTGAACGAATAGGTAAGAAGCATGTATCAAACATTGTGCATATAGAATCTATTGCTGTGGAATCTAAAATGTACGATAGACTGCGTAACAAACAAAAGTTACAAGGATTGCTTCTTGATTTAATACAGCAAGAAACAGAGTGAGGTGACATATGAGTCTAACTGTAGGCCAAATAATCGAGACGTACATGAAGTTACGTCATCAGAAAGAGTCCATTGAAAATGAGGCGAAAGCCCAAGTCAAGGATATTAAAGAAAACATGACTAAACTCGAAGCATGGATAAAGGAGAAAGCAGATGCTGATGGAGTAACATCCTTCAAGACCAAACATGGCACAGCATTTCTAACTACCAATGACTTTGCTAGAGTTGCTGATTGGGATGCTATGCTAGAGTTCATACAAGAGAATGAAGCATACGACCTTCTCGAGAAGCGTGTAAGTAAAGTGGCAGTTCGTGGATACATCGACATGAACAAGGCTGTTCCTGCAGGAGTTACATACGGTACAAGGGTTGATATCAATGTCCGTAAGCCTGCACCTAAACTAGATGTTTAATAATAAAAGGAGTAAAACAATGTCAAATATTGTTCCGAGTGATATACAAGTTCCTGCACATCTTGCAGGCAAAGTGGGTGTGCCATCTACATTAGCACAGTCATTAGTAGGTGGATTGCCAACAAGTGATGGTTTTCCACGAATTTCAATTAAAGGCAGTAGATTCCGTATTGTAGATGGTGGTACTGAGACTTTACTTGATTCAACTAAGTTAGATGTAATCGTTGTGGGTGCTAACCCTAGGCTATCTAAGACATGGTATGAAAAGCCATGGACTCCAGATGCAGAGCCATCAGCACCAGATTGTTTTTCACTAGATGGTGTTGGTCCACATGTTGACAGCACTAAGCCTCAGAATGATTTGTGTGCTTCATGCCCACAAAATGCTTGGGGTTCTAAGATAACACCACAAGGTCAGCAAGTTAAAGCATGTGCAGACCAAAAACGGTTAGCAGTGGTTGCTGCAGATGACCCAACTGGTGCAGTGTACTTGTTACAAGTGACACCAGGTGCGTTAAAAGGGTTGAACACTTATCAGAGAGAGTTATCTACTAGAGGTATCCCGCCAGAAATTGTTAAGACAACAGTTTCTTTCGATACTGATGCGTCATATCCGAAACTAGCATTTGGTTTTGGTGGCTTTATTGATGAAGCAGCACAAGAAGCAGTTGATAAGTTGTTTGGTATTGATGCAGTGCTGACTATTACAGGTGAAAAGGAAATCATTAAAGAGGCTACTATCATATCAGCCCCTGCTATTGAAGCCCCTACTGAGAAAAAAGAAGTAAAGGGATTTGGTAAAGTAGCAACTGAAGAACCTAAACCTAAGGCAAAATCTAAAGCCAAGAAGGCTGTTGAAGAACCAGATGCAGCACCAGTTGCTGACTCTGCAACAAGCAGTTTGGCTGATGAGATTGCTGCACTTGTAGGAGATGTAGCAGATGACAAATAAAGCCCCACTTGACTTTTCTAAAGTGGAGTCTCTTAGAAAGCATATGATGTTAACCATCACTGACTTATCATCAGTGATGGGTGTATCACGCATGACCTACCATAGTTGGAGAAAAGGCCAACCTATGCGTAAGGAAAATGATAAGAAAGTACGTGTTACTCTTAGAAAACTATTAGCAGTTATGCAAGATAAGGCATGGCCATCACCCGATATTATTGTGATGGAGCCAGTTGACAGAAAAAAGAGACTTCTCGAGTATTTAGAGGAGTATCATTAACCAAACTGGGGAGAGGTTTATAGTGTTCCTCTCCCCTTTTTCAAGGAGGACATATGAATACGTTGGAGTTTCTACAACGAGTTCTACCGTCCAAAGGATTCTATGTTACTACAGTTATTAATAAAGATGGCAATAGGCAAGGGTTCTTTGATAGTGTAGAAGAATTATCAAAGGTCTGTATTAGGTCAGACCAGTCAAAAAACAACACCTACTATGCAATCTCAGCATTTAAAGAGAAAGGAAACAGAAAACAAGACAATGTAAGAGCAACTAAAGTGGTTGCTTTAGATGTAGACTGTGGTAAATCAAAGCCATATCCATCTTGGAAAGAAGGTCTAACTGCCCTAGGTAAATTTATTAATGACATGAAACTACCTAAACCTATGGTAGTATTTTCTGGTAATGGACTGCATGTCTACTGGGTACTGACTAAAGAACTAGACCCACATAAGTGGAAGGTGCTTGCAAGTGCTATGAAACTGGCTTCAGTAGAGAAGCAATTCCATATAGACGCAGGATTAACAACTAATACAGCACTGGTATTACGACCAGTAGGCACACACAATCCGAAGAATGGAAAGCAGGTGAAGTTGTTGATGGATGCTGAACCTGTTACACCTGAGGTTCTTTCTGACATTCTAACACATTACGTGCAACATCCAGGGGCCCACCATTTAGGACAACCTCGTGAGAACTCGTTGTTAGGTAAATTAGCAGTTGAAACTGAGTTCCCACCTGCCATTGGTTCAGTTGTGGCAAGCAAGTGCAAACAGATAAATTGGGCTATTAAGAACCAAGCAGATGTACCAGAGCCATTATGGTATGACTTAATTGGAGTTGCTGCGTTTTGTGTAGACCCAGAAGATACAGCAATCAAGTGGAGTGAAGGACATAGCGATTATTCTGAATCAGTAACAAGAAAGAAAGTAATACAATGGAAGGCTAACGCTACTGGTCCGACTACTTGTGGCAAGTTTCATTCTGACAGACCTAATGGTTGTAGAGGATGCAAATTCAAAGATAAGGTTGGCTCACCTGCAAGATTAGGCATACAGTACCAAGAGGTAGCAGTTAATGCAGAAGCACCAGATAAGGTAGCAAACTCGGTACTTATGCCTAAACCATTCAAAAGAACTACACAGGGTATCAAGATGACCATTGACGATACTGACATTGACATATGCAAGTTTGACATATATCCTGTTGGCTATGGTCGTGATGACCATCTAGGCTATGAAGTAGTACGCTACCATTGGAAACGCCCTCATATAGGGTGGAGTGAACTGGTATTACGACAAGCATTTCTGACTGATGGGAGCAGGGAATTCCCTACTGCGATAGCAGACCAAGGGATAGTATTATTTAATAAACGACAAACGGAGTACTTTCAACTTATGCTACGAACTTACATGGAAGAACTAAGACAGATACGCACTATGACTAACCTATACTCAACTATGGGTTGGAAAGAGAAAGATACATATTTTGTTATAGGTGACACTGTTATATATAAAGATGACAAAGATGTCATCAAAGAAGACAAAGTTTCGCTATCAACAGTATCTAACACAATAGGTACTGATATGTATGGTAAGAAAGGTAGTGCTGAAGCGTGGACTAAGATGACTAATATGCTAGATAAAATTAGTATGCCGAGTCATATGTTCGCCTTAGGTGTTGGATTTTCTGCCCCATTATATAACTTCACTGGACTGAAAGGACTGACTATATCCTTATATGGACCAACTGGTGGTGGTAAGACACTAGCACAGTACTGGATACAGTCCATCTATGGTGACCCAGACAAGTTACACTTCGCATCAAAGTTCACACAGAACACCTTATTCCATAGAATGGGACTATATGCTCATCTTCCAATGACAGTAGATGAAGTAACTATGATGCAAGATAGAGATGTTGCTGACTTCTGTTATTGGGTAAGTCAGGGTAGAGATAAGGCTAGGCTTAACCGTGCTGCGATTGAGAAGGAAACTAAGACTTGGGCAACACCAGTCATGGTATCAACGAATAAGTCGCTACAATCAAAGTTAATAGCCTCTGGGTTGGATACTGATGCTCAGATGGCACGCTTACTGGAAGTTACTGTACCATCACATGAGTTATTCACCAAGAACAGTGAAGCAGGGCGAAATATCTATAACTTCATAACAAGCAACTACGGACATGTTGGTCATATATACTTAGGTAAGTTGATAGAAA